CCCCTTAAAACGATCCCTTTAATTAAAGGATTCTTTTTATTATATTACACTCCTAGAATGTTCTGAACACCGAAGATCCTGTAATATTGGTTAGTGCGGTTAGCACCAGTATCATTTTGAGCAGCAGCACCAACGAAAGGATTAGCGACCATGCCGTAGCGAGTCTTAAAGCCAATCTTAGGTTGGAACGTATTCTCACCAACAGCGCGAACCATTGTGAGGGGAACGTAAGGACAATAGAAGATACCAGCATCATATGCTGAAGTACCTTTGTATCCAACTGTTACGTAGTCGTTAGATGCATAAGGATCGATGTAGCACTTAATACCACCTGAAATAGTACCAGCAAAAGTAGCGCCAGTATCATCTACTGACAAGCTAGCGTTAGCTGAAAGAGCAGGTGTGTAGTCCAACATGCCTGTAGCAGAAAGAGCAGCAGCAACGTCAGAAGAAAAGAGGAGGAAGTTACCTTTACCACGACGAGTTTCTTTTGCAATGAGGTTAGCTTCACGCTGAATCTGTACCAACAAACCTTTGTACTTCTCAAGTGACCAACGACCATCAGCATCGACGTTCAAGTCGAAAACACCAGCAGCGTTGAGGTCAGCTTGCTGACAGCCCAAACGAGCTTTAACGTTGATAGTACGAATCAACTCACGATTGATTTCAGCAAGAATTTCAGCTGACAACAAGTTAGCCAATTCTGATTCTGCATCCAAACCGTGAATAGCTTTAAGGTCTTGAGCCAATTCCATGGTGTATTCAGCTTTCAAAGCACGTGTCTGAGCAGTCACTGTAGCTTTTTCAATGCTGAATGCCATTTCGTTGAAGTTAGCGCCAACACCGTCACCCAATGCTTCACCAGTAGCTGTAGGCATGGCAACACCGTGACCGAAAGTATCTTCTACTGTGTCAAGGTTAGCATCAGCACCGAATACTGGCAAAGAATCTGAATCACCACCGTGAGCACTATTAGGAATAGCACCAGTAGAAAGACCAGAGAAGTCTGAATCAGCTTCGTTGAACATTGCTTCGTTACCAACTTGGTTGGTGTAACGTGAACGCATTGCGAAGATCAGACCAGTAGGACCAGTCATAGGCTGTACACCACACAGATCATAAGCGATCAGGTTGGGCATAGCACGACGTACTAATGAGATCAATACTGGATCCCAAGTAGCAACTTGTCCGCCACCGATGTTGTTAGTAGGTGCAGCTTCCGTCATGAATTGCTGCTGACCACGTTCTTCTGAAAGAGCGCGTTCTGTATTTTCGAGAAGAACCGCAGTTACGTCTGAGCGATGCTTATCTTTAAAAGCAGGAGCTTCAGCAGCCTCTAAAATAGGGCTCCACTTCTGCTTAAGTTCTGTAGTATTTAACATTTGTAATTAACTCCTAATGGGTGTTATTATTAATTGGTGCGAAGTGCAGCCAGATATTTTTCCATCATTGGTGAGAGGTTTTGTGATTCGCTGCTACCTTCAACAGGTGCATTTTCATCAGCAACTACTTTCCTAACACCAAAATATGATTCTTTTAGTGCTGCGACCTTAGATGAAAAATCTTCCTTGTCTTGATACTCAGTTGATTCAGCTAATTCAATTAACTTTTCAGCTTGTGCATCTGACAAATTCTTCGTTTGCTCACGAATAATAGCTTCGCGATAAAGTGTACCATTCTGCTCTTTCAGCTCGATGTTATTATTCATCAAGTCAGATACAGATTCTTCGAGATCTTCAACGCGAGTAGCGAGGGTATCTACCAGATTCTCTTTTCCTTCAGGTACTTCAATGTAATGTTCAGTGAAAACTGACTGAAGTGACTTCATGAAAGATTCGGCGATATCAGCACGTAAACCAGTTTCAACAGCTAACTTGTTTTCTTCCATCCAATTTTCAACTACATAGTTGAGATATGAATCGATTTTTTGTACTAAATCTTCGTGAACTGATTGAACTTCTTCAACCATAGCTTCTTGGTACTGCTCTTCAAGACGAGCAACTTCTTTCTCAACCTTTGAGTTGAAAGCTGATTCAAAGATCAAAGCAGCCTTCTCGCGAAAAGATTCAGATAATGTAGCTTCAGAAGAGACTAGAGCGTCGAGGTCTTCAGAGAAGTCTACTGACTCTTCCATTTCCTCTTCATCATCTTCGTCTTCATCTTCGTCTTCATCTTCTTCTTCTTTCTTCATCGCGTGCTTGGCTTCGAGCTTAGCAGCCTGTCCAGGAGTGTCTGATCCGTCACCGGCACCAGGTAAAACTCCAGGCTCATCGTCCGCACTCAGCTTATCGCCTTTGCGCGCTGCCTGCTTCTTTTTAGCACTTTTATCAATGGAAGATTTAACTGCGCTAGCAGCCTTTTCCCCATCAACTTCAGCAGCTCCTTCTTCTAGCTCCACGTCGTTTTCTAACATCTCGTCAAGCTGACGCTCGATGTCTTCGTCATGGAGTCTATCATTAGTTCTAGACATATATATTTACTCCTAATTGATAACGAGAGGAAACAACGTGTTTCAGTCTCAACAAAATCACAACACCCATAGATAAAATTTACAACTTGAAGAGAAGGTTTTTAAGTTCTCTTAAAGCAATATCTTCGTCGATATTTCTATATTTATTATTTTCCTTCTTTAACCACATATTACATGAACTATCAAAGATCCACTCTACGTTTTCATAGAGTCCTTTGACAAATGCATCATGTGCAGAAGGATCTTGTACAATATCAACTGCTGCCAGAGTAAAATCTTCTCCGACATAATTCTTTCCATCGCGGGATTCCATAGAACCCATACCGCGAGTAGATACACCTAACTGAACACCACCTTCAATGAGTTGCTTAGCAATAGAACCCATAGGAGTGTCTAGCAGTTTGGCCTTTCCTACTACATTTTTACCTTCCCATTTCAGGGATTCAATCTTATGTGAAACCTTATCCAAATTAATAGTAGGACCTTCATGATGGTTAAGTTCACCAACCGCTCTGCCCTTTGCTACTTGTTCAGTAATGTATTTAGATACAGCAGAC